CTTTAATTCTTACTTTTTGAAGAGCTCCGTCTACTGCTCCGTTCTCAATATCCCATTGAGCTGAACCGTCGTCTGTAGCCGCGTCTCCTAATCTACCATCTTGAGAACCTGTGTCTACTCCACCAGCTACTGCTAGTTTAGCACCAAGTGTTTTCACTGGTATAAAATCGTTTGTTACAAATTTAATTACATCACTAGCTGAAATTGAATACATGAATTTCCATTCATAACCATCTGATTCGATTGGTGTAGCTAATGTTGTATGATCTGGTTTTACTGTAGAAGCATTCGCTGCTGAATGATCTTGAGTACCATTAGATAAACATTTGTATACATTGTAATCATCTGTTACAACATAAAATAATGAATCCCACAAAGTTGTAGCTCCACTAGATGCTGTATTACTAGATGAATAGTTGTGACGATACTCGTCATAAGTTGTTCCGGAAGTCCAATCCCTTCTAACAATCGCATGTGATATATCCGAAGTTGAAATCTTCTTCAACGCTACCATATTACGATAAGCATCGTACTCATCATTTGGACTGTCTACAGGTGTTGGCGGAGTTGAATCGTCTGTCCAAGCGTGTCCTCTACCGATAAACGAATAAGCTACAGATGAACTCTGAGTTATGTCTTCGATAAACTGTTTCGCGTTGTTTAGACGAAATTTTTCAGTTATAATTGCTGCCATTGTTATTACCCTTTAAATTAATAATTGTTTGTTATAGTTATTTATATCATTTATCCTGTTTGAACTACAGCAGAATAACTTAAATTTGTTTTTCTTTCTAGTTCTCTTTCAAATCCTGATACAAATCTGTTTGGATATAAAGTACTTATATCACTAATTCTAATACCTTCTGACGGAGATTCTTGTAATAAGTGTTCTCCAGTTTCAAGTAAAAGATCATCACCTGATGAGATATCACTACCACCATCAAGTTGTATTTTCTTATGAATACCGTAATTTTCAGTAAACATCACATCTCCCAAGTCTCCAATAGTCGGACCTGATATATTAGCTGTTTTCTGACCTATCATTAAGGCATCTTCTAATAATATTGGTTGATCGTCTTCACCGACTAACCTAACATTATCTGTCTCGTCTAATAGATTATATGAATCTAATTGACTTGATTCTTCTGATACAAATACTAAATCATCATCCGATGTTGTAGCATCTTCGAAATTTATATATGTACCATCTTCGTTAATTATAACACCACCTTGACCGAAGTCTTGTTCACCTAGTATATTACCGGCTTGTGGTTCGAATATTAAACTGTCTCCAGCTTCTGTTATAATTCTTTCTGACAAGACACTAGCTGATTCAAATAATTTTTGACCAGCGGGTCTATATCCAAAACTAACACCCGCTTGAGATGTAGTATTAAAACTAGAATCGATTCTTAAAGCTGTACCTGTTAAATTAGTTACAGTTGAATTAGAACCTAGTGTTCTTGATGTTTGTGTATTTAATGTTCGTGTCTGTTTTACACCAGCTGAAAAAACTCTACCTCTTTGTGTAGTTGATTGAGTGAATATTGGTGATGAAACAATATTAACTTTTCTTTGTCTCATCTCTGAATCGTATGCTTCACTCGGATCATTAGCTGAAAGTGTTCTACCTCTACCTGTGAATCCAGATAAACCTACTGTATATGTACTACCACCACCTTCAACACCATTACTAATTTTCTGATTAGCTGATGTTATTGTTGTATCAGGTGTAATAGCTGTTGTCTGAGATGAATCTGAAACAATATCTTCATGTACATGATGTAATTCTATTGATGTTGCTGTAAAATAATTAGTAGAGGCTGCTGTGTTTTGAATTATTTCATTACCTAAGAATTGTGAACCAGGTTGACCCCAATCTATAATATTTCTATGAACAAGAATATACTTATTTGTAGTATCGTGTTCCATTACAATACCTAGAGCGTTAGAAGTAGCACCTCTTACTCTTGTACCTACAGCTAATGTATTGTTTAATGTAGAGTATGATATCTTATGTTGATTATAATGAGGACTGATATCTAATTCTTTAGTTACTTCATGTCCTTTAGGAGAAGCTTCAGCTGTTAATTGTCGTTTAAAGAAATCTCTATCTGTTTCTTCAACTGTATCTGTACCTAGAATATATGGTTGACCTGATGATTGATCTTTAACTGTAGAAGCGTCTATAGCTAAGAATCTTTCTGTAGTTAAAACACCCTCACCTGTTTCTAATTGTATTCTACCTTCGAATGAACTGAATACTTGATCTTCTGTCGAATAAGTTCCTTCTTCTAATTGAATATCTGCTGTGTCAATCTTAGAACCGATAATTAATGTAGGTATAAATGATCTTGTTGTTCTAGTACCATCGAAATCTACATTATAGATATCAGCTTTACCGTCTACTGTATTTCTGATAGCAACTTCACCAAAGAATATTGTACCAGCTGGAGATAATAACGACTTAACTAAACTTCTATATTCGTCTACACCTTTACCGACTTTGATTAAGTATGAGAAATCTTGATATTGTTTACTATCGTGTATTCTCATTGAAGTCGCTGATGGGAAACCTGTATCATTCAGATAGTTACCATCTAATTTAGTTTCACCTCTTACTCTACCTCTCGCTGTACATGGTTCTGTTTTAGCTATATAAAAGTTCTTACTGTCACTTGTAGTTACATAATCACCTTCATTAAATATACCTTTAACATTTTCTATCGTCAATAAATTTAAATCACCATCCATTGTTCTAACTTTGCCTGTAGCACCTGTTAGAGCCGCTGTAAGAGTAGTATTGACCACTAGTGAACCACTGAGGTCTTTTACGATGGCTTTCTGTTTATAATCACCTATACCACCATCTACAAAGTCATGTCCTGGGTCTTGTACTTTTAATTTTTCGATACTACCGATAGTATTACTGAATGCCCATAACTTAGCACCTGAACCAGCTGTTACATTAGTTTGTGTTAAAGTGAATACTGAACCTGATGTACCACCTGTTATTGTACCTGTGGGTACTCCAGCTGAGTCTGTTGGTCTTTTATATACTAGTAATCTTTTCTTAACTGTATCATGACTGACTACTATCATTGACTTACTATTTGATGATGTTACAACTTCACCAACTGAGAATGTTGTACCTGTAGTCATAGTATCATAGTAGATATAACCACCCATAAATACTTTAGGTAATGTTTTATAATGTAACCCTTGATTCGTTATTTGAATTTTACGAATACCACCTGAAGCTTCACTAGATATAATATAACTAGTATCAGCTAGTACACCATATTGAAGTGTCTGTGGTCTTAATGAATCTTCTAATAATACACCTCGATTAGCTGCATGTATTTCTATCTTAGCACCATTAGCTGGTGCTGATGTGAATGTTATTTTTGTACCAGATTGATCTGTTGTGAAACCTGTTATTCTAGCTATTTCTGTACCAGCTACGAATACTTGAACTTTTCTTGGATCGAATCCCATATTAAGTTCGGCATTGTCTCTACCTGAGAATACTGTCTCTGAACCATCACCAGTAAATTCATATACACCTGGTACTGTTGCTGTCTCTAATTCTATTTGACCGTCTGTAACTGATATTTGTGCTTCAGCGTGATTACCTTCTGTACCAGTATTAACAAATACAACCATATCATCAGCTGAATATCCTGAACCAACATCATCAATAACTATATCTGTTACACCACCTCTACCTATAGAACCGATAACATTAATATTTGATGTCGCGGTACCACCAGCTGGTGATTTATAACTAAATGTATCTGATTCTACAAATAATGAACCCCTAGAAGCTTGTTCTGTATAAAGACCACCATCCATAACTCTTGTAGCAGGTCCACCTGATTGTGTAGAATCTAAATCAAATAAGTCTGTATTCTCATCTAAGATAGCGTAGTCTGTAATTAAATTACCGTCTTCATCATATACAGATTCTTCTGATAATATAATACCTAATCCATCTTCTCTACCAATCGGTCTAGCTTGAAAGAATTGACCACCGATAGCATGTTGATTAGCCATCTTGTCACCGTCTTCAAATAATATGTGACCACCAGATTCATTTAAAATATATTGTTGAGTAGATGATTCTATTCTTAAGATATCTTCAACATCTCCAGCATTACCGTCTTCTTGACCTAAATAAATACTTGAATCAGTTGGATCAATATCTGTTATAACACCACGAACAATACCTGTCGCATCAATTCGTAATCCGTCTCTATCAGATAATGTTACTGTATCACCTACATCAAAAGTACCAACATGAGGCATGACTAATTCTAATTCATATGCGTCGTCACCATCATTAGTACCACCCATTCCAGATGAATCGTTAATATAAGCTTGTGCTACTACTACACCTTGACCATCTATTTTTTTAACTAGACCTCTTTTATATACTGTTAAATCTTTTGAACTTGAGAGTCTCATAACTGTCGGTTCTGAGAACTCTGATACTGAAGGTTTTATTACATTGTCACCAGGAAATGTTACCTCAGCTTCTAAACCATATAATATTCTAAATAGAAATTCGTATGATTCTTTTGTACCTTTTGATAGATACAATTCTTGTACATGCTTCTGTAATAATCTTTTATTCGCCAAGACATCTCGGTCAATGAATGGCATAAAGTCTCGTCTGAAATACTCTAAGAAGTCTCCAGAAGTTTTATCTACATCAGCATATGATAATAAGTTGTTAGCAGCTTGTAAAGGACTAGCTGTAAACGAAGCCACTTTGGCAGTCATTCCAGAAGTCTTACCTGCGATAGTTTCATTAATATCAAACTGAGCTTCTGAAAATTGTTCAATATAAAGGTTTGAACTTGAACCTATAACATCAATTCTTCCTATGGCACCTGTAGTAGAACCTACTACGAATTCATCTTTCTCGAAAGATGTCTTTTGTATACCACCAGAATCAATGTCTACTTCATAATTAAATTTAGCAGAGGTTATAGAAGACGGAGCAAAAGTTCCAGGTTCTTGTAAAAGATTACCTCTTTCACCTGCAGAGTTGAAAGACTCACCTGCTGTTGTTCCATCTTCTAAACCAATGTAGTCAATATCGGCCGCGTCTTTATAAACAAGTTGACCTTTCTCTAAGAACTCAAAGTAAGCTTTGAGAAAAGAGACAAATCGAGGTCCATCTGTCTGATAAAAATCAGGTAGAAGTTCCTCGACTTGATCGGCTATTCTGTTATGAAAAATAGGCATAACTAACTATTAATTACCTTACGCTACTGCGTATGAATTACCACCTAAGATTACCCAGCTAGATAATGTACCTGAATACATTAACAATACTGAATCACCTACTGCGTTCAAAGTAATTGTTGTACCACCTGTTAAAGCTGCTGGTGTAATTCTGGAAGTTCCAGAGTTAGATAGAGCTTTCAAGTAGATAATTTTTAACTGACCTGCTACACCTGCTGCTAATGATAAATCATCATTCGCTGCTGATACAGTATGGTTAGTAATTGCTGTCGTTACAGACGCTGCTTGTGAGTCACCTGTTTTAGCATCTTCAGCTTCAGCGAACGCGATGAAATCTGGTAAGTAGTTCAAGAAGTTCGATACTGAAAGTTTCTTGTTTACTGGTGTTCCAGAAGGATCATCAATTACATGAAGAAGGTCTTCACCTGCTACACTTGTGCTTAAATCCGTAAGCGCGGTTATTTTTTTATCTGCCATTTTAGTTTCCTCTTATTAGCATTATTTGAACCCTATTACTAGGGAATTTTACTCTATGCATATACATAGATCATTATGAAGAATAACTAGATGAGGTCGTATAACCCACTCCAGCACTCGTTTCACCACTAGCTACTGTATCTGCTACACCTGTAACTGATATTTCAGAAGCCGTGATATCCAGCAATTGATTCTTCGTTGAAATTACATCATTCGAACTTGGAATCATTGTGAAATCTATAGATGTATCTGTATTAGATGTTGAACTATATGTCAATGAATTAATACTTATTACACCTGTTGAATATATTATTGTACCCGCTGTATTATCTGAGTACACTCTTGTTGAACCGTTTAAGTAATATCTTCTTACATTACCCTTTCCGTCTTCATCAAAGAAATAGTTATTTGAATCACCTGACAAGAAAAATCCTGTTGTAGATAGAATACCACCACCTGAAGCGTTATGACCGGAATGTGGATTATAAGCCGCATTACCAAAATCTAATTTAATAGATGACGCTGTACCGTCTACTGTAACTGTATAGTTTTTTCTTAGTTTGACATTTGTGATATTAGAGAGAATAGAATTTTCTGTACTATCTATCTTTGTAGATAATTGTGAATGTCTAAACAATGTATCAAAACCTGTAAGTTCTGAATCATCAAAAGAAAGAAGTGTAGCTCTTACTAGTGTTTCTAACGCTGATTTAGTTTGAGATGTTCTAGTCGGATCATATTTAAAGTTAGTGTCTAGTAAAATTTGTAATATTTCAGCGTCTACAATTTCAGGTCTAACTGTTAAGACACTCAAGTCTGATAACTTAGTTGTCAATGATGTCTTCTCAGCTGTTGTTAAATTGTTTGAATATTGTGATGGTTTCAAAGCTACAAATACTTTACCATATTTCGGTGGATCATTATCTTCACCACCCCATACAGCTATTGAATCAGCTCCAGGATATAGTTCTTGTAACTTAGCTTTGTAATCTTGTACTGTAACTAATCTATTCTGAGAAGTGTAGAATTTAGAAGCTGAGAATTTAATTTGATCTGGTGTTTCAATATCTTTACCACCAGAGGCACTGACTGTATTTGTATATGTTACAGCTGAGTTTCCATTGATAGATGTAGACATTGAGAAAATATTAGCACCGTTAGCGTGATTACTATCTGTAACTAAATATGAGATTGTTATTAGATCACTATCTTTCGGTTCAGCACCAATAATACCATCTCCGAAATATAGTTCAAATAATCCTTCATCATTCTCTTGTAAATACCACACATTTGAAGTTGATGTAATACCTGTTAAATCACCTGCTCTACTCCAAGCTGTAACTGTATTATTTGAAGTAATATTAACGGTAATTGTTGATGTATCAATATTAGGATTTAACATAGGGAATCTTTGGTTTGATACTTGATTATCATATCTGTACAAATCAGAAGAAAGTCTACCTTGATAAATTTCTAAATTCTCAAATTTAAATTGACCTGTTGAAGGTGTGATTGTTTTATTATCTAACACTATAAATGTATATGATGTTCCGTCAAATACAGTTGTGAATTCGTGACCTCTATTAATTGTTAAACTAGTTGGTGTCGTACCCGCGACTGTTGGGTTTGTAACTATCAAATCGAAACTAGCTTTAGCTGCTGTTCTTGAACTAGGTGTGTAACCAAGTTCTTTAGCTCTTGATACAACATTCTTTCTTATCTGTGCTGTGTCTAAGAACATTTCTGATGCTACCATGTTCGCGTTGAAAGCTGATGTATGAGCTGAGTATGCTAGTAAGTCTATTAGTATAGCTAAATTAGAACCTTCGAAATCATAATCTTTTAAATTTGATTGGCCTTTTAAATATTCTTTTAGACTACTTGATACATCATCAAAATCTAAATCTGTTATGTTAATGTTTGAACTGTTTATCGTCGCCATTATCTTACTCTCTCTAGTGTTATACTTAATTCTTGTGGTCTTGGATCATTTGAAACTACCAGATGTAATATTACATTCAAGTCATTTCCATTTAAAGATGAAACAACATTTGTAACAACAGCCCTTGGTTCAAATCTATTTATTAGACTGATAATATCTTGTTCTAATACAATGGCATCAGTACCCATTGTACTTAATTCAAACAACATAGCTGATAAATCTATACCCAGACTAGGTTTAAATGGCCTTTCATAAGTGTTTGTTGTTAGTAAGTTTCTTATACTTCTTTTTATAGCATTGATATCATATTTTAAAACTAAGTCACCACTTTGTGGATGTAAAGTCATATTAACATCTATATCTGTAAACCATCTTCTGGATACTCGCGAACTTTGATTTTTACTATTAAACTGAGCCATATAGTTATTTATGTCGGAAGTACCGCTGTACTTGTCTTACCTTCTGTTATATCTTCTGAAAAACTTAGATCGATTGTTTTAGGAAATCCTAATATATTTAAAAAATCACAAAATGTAAATGTGATCCATTCTACTAATGCACCAAGACCAATCTGTTCAAAGAACTTTGTTACTTTCTCCATCCATTTTACTAACATATATCTTGGCCAGTTTTCACCAAAGTCTCTAGCAGCTTCCATTAATCTTTCTATTTTTCTTTCAGCTGTCTCTACTGATTCTTCAATCTTACCACCTATCAATGATATTAGATCGAACCCAGCTAACTTAACTGATTCTAATTCTTCTATTAGATCAGCGTATGTAGCTTTACCTTGTTCAACTTTCTTTTTCCAAGCATCAATAATAGATTGTAATATCGACTCTACATTTAAATCTGGTAATGGTATCGGTAGGTCAGGTAATCCTAATAGATCCCATATCTCTGAAAAGATACCAATTAATTTATCGAAAGCTGCTGTTAATAAACCTGTCATACCACCATTCAACTTACTACGAATGTAAGACCATACAGTTTCTACTTTTAATTCTTTTGATGATAACCCAAAATCACCACCAAACATTTTATATGAGTCAGGTAACATATCCCAAAACTTATCAACTTCTTCTGATAATTGTTTTTTAATATCAGCTATACCTTCTGGTGTAAATATTTTTAATATATCAATCGATAATCCTAATACAGGTATTGTGAAATTTATAGGTACTAGTTTACTAATTAATTCTAATAATTTCTGTTGAACATACATAGGATAATCTTGAACTAATCTAGTAATCATTATCTCCCATTCTATTTCAGGAATTGAAATACCTTCAAACTTGGGATCATAGATTGATAGAAGACTTCGAACTTCATCTAATATATCTTGTATCTGTTTAGCGGTTTCTTCTTGACCCGCTACTATAAGTTGAGCTGGTAAGTTAGCTAACTGACTAAACATATTAACTAGATCACCTTTAGTCGGAAGAATAACTTTCGGACACTCAAGTGGTGGTACAGTTATAGGATTAACTTTAAATGTAGCTGTACTCATTATCCGTTCAGTTTAATCTTCGGCGCTATCATAGTAATATCATCTACAGAAGTTATATTAGTTTTACCACCAACTGATATATCGGCATCACCTGTAATATTGACTGTAACATTACCACTTATAGTAACAGTATCATCTCCTAATACAACTGAGTATTTGTCTTTCACTACTTTCTCTATGTAGTTTCCGTCTTTATCTATTTCTACTCTTGTACCTTTTCTATGATATAAATGTATTCTTTCTTTGTCTGGTGTATCATCTAATTCTAATACATGACCCGATTCTGTTTCGTGTACATGATTAAATGGATATACTGGTTCGACATAATCTCGTTTTGGTTCACCTTCTTCTATTTCAATAATGGGATATGTTTTATCATCATAGTCTCTCGCGAGAATATTAACATCGGAAGTACCAAGATATAATTCTCTTGGATAATTAATAGCATCGTCACCACCTTGATTCTTTGGTGACTTATCTAAAGCTAATGTTAATCCGTAAGCTCTGTTAATATGTTTCGGACTTGGACCGTCTGGTTTACCTTTGTAAGAAGACTCACTATCTAATCGTGGATCGTTGAATCCGTCTTCTGTTGATCTTGGAACTTGTGTAAATTTTCTAGTACCTTCATTGTCTACTTCTTCATCTACTCTATAAAATTTTTGAGGTGTTCCGATAAAAGAACCTATGACTACAGGATCTTGCATCTCTAAATGATCTCTGTAGAAACCCATTACAGTACTACCTTCAACTAGACCATGAGTTGTTGTACCTAAACCAGAAAGAGATGGTGAAGTTGTAGGCATCATTACTTCTGACCACGGTAGATCAGGTGTAGCGATCATTTGTTTATCGTGTGTATGAGAACCATGTATTCTAACACGAACTCTATTTAAAAACAATGGATCATTTCTGTCTTCTACAACACCTGTAAACCAATTGAATCCTGTCTTACCTTGATATATCATATTTTTTCTGTCTCACCATAATCCATTTCTGATGTTTCAATGTTATTCATTAATGAATCTTTAATTACTTTCAAATCTGTTCTCAACTGATTTTTAGTCATAGACCATTTAATCTGAGTAATTAAATGATTACCACCTTGAAACTTTTGTTCTTTAGATTCTTCACCAGGTCTTACTGACGGTAATTGTAAATTTATCAATGTACCAACTGAAATATCTGTTCTAGCTGATAACGCCACACTCATAGTATTATATTTTAATAACTGATTAGCAGCGTTTCTAAACTGAGATGAACCTAAGTGTGTAAAATGATTAGCTTGATGTATATCATCTTTATCATCATTCACAAAAGATGAATCGCTAGTTAATATTTGATATCCTGTATGAAAGTCACCAATAGCTTTGTCTTCCATACTACCTACAATATTTACATCTCCTTCTAACGCCGCACTACCTATATGTAGTGTTTCTGGTTGTGTACGAATAAATGGGTGTGGAGATAGTGATTGACCGTCACCACTAAAATGTTTTTCTAAGAAGTTGTATGTTTTCTCTGTATAAAATTTATATGTATTATCAACTGTTGTTTGTTTAGATGTAAATAGACCTTCTGTAATACCTCTCAAAACATCAGCTTGAGTTTCAATTTTGTATCCTAATATTCTTCGACCCATACCTACTAGTCCGTCAGCATCAGTCATATCGTATGGTAAGTCTTTACCATCTTGTCCGAAAGCGTCTGAATAAATAAATGGTCTACCACCACCGTATTGAATTTCCATCATACTAGCTAGTGATTGTATTCTGTAACCACCATTAGCTGTTTGATACCAATAGAATGAATCTTGTAACCCACTATTCGAATCAATACCTTGAGCTTGTTTACATAACCAATTAATAGTATATCCTACAGTCCAATTTGGAACTACAACATGATAATTATCACCTTGAGATTTTTCTCTTACTTCAAAATGAGGTTGAAACTTATCAGTAGTATCTTCATTGATTATTCCTAAGTAATCTTCTGCTACAACAGCTGCTATATCTGTAAATGAACCTCTAAAGGCCTGACTGATTCTACTTCTTTTTGATTTTAACATTTCTGGTGAACAGAAATTAATTTTAAAGACTTGAGCTGAATTTTTAATTCTCATTACTGAGTCTACTTTATATATTCTAAAGACTTTATCAATTACATCATCTTCATCAATATCATCACCAGTTAATCCAACAGGTTGTCTGAATCTTATTCTTATAGATTCTTGTCCGAATAGTTTAGCGTTTTCTAAAAATCCTACCTGATCAGATATGACAACTTCTCCGAGTAAGAAGTTTCTATGTATAGATTCATAAATATTACATTCTTTAAATATTTCTTTAATGTCAAATCCATCACCTTCATTATTGACGATTGTCATGACATCTAATTCATAACTTAACGGTGAAGCTGTATCCAATGCTGCTGGCATAATTTAGTCTCTTACTATTTCTTTAAATTCACGAACAATAGTACCTATGTATTTCGGTTCAATGTATCTTATTAAGTGTCTTTCTTCGTTTAAATCTCTTTCGTATTTCTCATTAGAAACTGGTGTGTTGTTTGTAGGTACAGTAGTAAGTAATCCATTAGAATCTGTATAATGATGTACAGCGTCTTTTTCATCAATTACAGAAGTTACAGTAAAACTCTTAGTTGAATCACTACCAACAACTGTATTGTTTGTAAATGTACCTTGTACACTATTTAATATTATTCTATTATGTGTCGGATCAATTTTAGTAACGAAACCGTAAGCACCTGATGATGATTGAGATACTTTTTCACCTAATGTAAACTTACTCGAAACATTAGTATCATGATTGAATGAAACTATGTCTGTTGAACTAGAAGCTTCTAATACAGTACCTGAATATTTTCTATTTACAAATTTATGTAATAATTGTTGTGACATAGGCCAATCATTAAAGTCTTGTAAATTTTCATTGACTAAAAAGAATGTCCAATACATTGTACCGTCACCATACAACCTAGAAGCTAATGCATCAGGTCTTTCTCCATCTGCTATACGATAGTAGTTATATCCAGAGACACCTTCTTGTAGATAACTCCATACTGAAACTTTACGGAATAAATCCTTAGCTTCAAAAAACTTTCCGTCACTATTGAAATCATAGTTTATATTTGGTATATTTTTAAAAAATCCTTGTGCCATGATTATCCATCCCCTCTATTGTCACCTAAATGAGTTGGTAAATTTAATCCTGTAGCATCATTTATTTTTGTACCAATTGATCTATCACCTCTACCATCACTTCTTTTTGTGTTTCTACCCACAATATCATTTATTGTTCCACCTTCTTGAGAATTCTCTCTGTTCTGAGTATTACCTTGAGTAAATGCTGAAACTCTTTGTTCATACTTATCTCTATCAAGTGTTAATACTTCTTGGAACTCTAATGTTAACTCAACGGCTACTGGTGCACCGTCAATCATTCTAGCTGTACCCGCTGTCGCTTGATTGGTCTCTACTTTAGTTAGAACAGAAGTCATTGGATAATCTATCCACTCTTTGATTGGTCCATGATATCTGATAGCCCATTCACATGGAAATGAATAAGTTCTTCCACCTGAATCTGGTACTATACCTGGTAATGAAAGTTTTTTAAAGTAATGAGAAAGTTCTCTAATAACTCTTGAATCTTTCTCATCTTTAGGATATAAAATAAAACTATATGAAAATGTTCTAAATTCTACACCTTCAAATAACTGAAATTTCATAGGGTTAATAACTCTACCAGCTGAAGCTTTTCCGATATCACCCATAATAGCTTCTTTACCAGCTCTACCTATTTGTCCGAAAATATTTTGATCTGTACCTTCACCGAATGTCATTAGTTTAGCAATGATCGAATCTTTTAAAGATTTCTCACCAGCTGCGTAAGTAAGATTAGTACCATCTGTCATTTCTTCGGGTACATATAAAAAGATATCAACAAGATCATTGTCTTTAGCTTCACTTCTAGTAGGTAAAGATCGAAAGTGAATATAGTTTGTTAATCCTATATTTTTATTGTTCTCTCCAAGAAAGTTTTCTGGAAAAGTAATTGGTGCGATTTTATTTCCCGGAGTACCACTAGTTCTTTGATCTTTATTAAGAATTTGAGCTCTAGCTTCTCTATTCTTTTGTTTCATAGATAGAACTTCACTAGAAATTTCTGGTATGTTAGATGTACGAATACCTGTAGCACCTGTAAGTAAATCAGATAAACCATCTGATATTCTTTGATCAAAAGAATTTGAGAAGTTACCTACACTTCCAAACTTACTTTTTAGTTTTGAAAACGCTGAATTAAGATCACCACTAACAGAACCTATGTGGTTCTTAAGTGTCTTTTTTGTCTTTTTTAATATGGCCATAATTGAATTGTAATATATACTTTATAGTTATTTATGTCTTATAAAGGAAAGTTTAGACCGAAGAATCCAAATAAGTACAAAGGAAACCCTAGTAACATTATTTATCGTTCATTATTAGAGCGTAGATTCATGGTGTACTTAGACAATAATCCTTCAGTACTTAAATGGGGATCGGAAGAAATCATTATACCTTATGTATCACCGGTAGACAATCGTGTGCACAGATACTTTCCAGACTTCTATATGAAGTATCGGAATTCAAAAGGCATGATAGTAGAAGAACTGATTGAAGTTAAACCCTTTAGTCAATGTTCACCACCCAATCCAAAGAAGAAACTTACAAAGACAGGTAGAACATCTAAGCGATATCTTAAAGAAGTACAAACTTATATGGTAAATGAAGCTAAATGGACTCAAGCTATGTCATATTGTAAAGATCGTAAGTGGAAATGGAGAATTCTTACAGAAAAAGATATAAACATCTACTAAGTGACATAAATACTATTTAAACTACATTATGTATTTTATAATGTTAATACAAATAAAATAGGAGAATATATGAATAAATTATTAGTATTATTAAGTAGTGTACTATTGAGTACATCTACATTAGCAATGAGTGGTCATGTTGGAATCAGCACTGACTATATGTGGCGTGGTCAAACACAATCTGATCATGGACTAGCAGTGAACTTTGGTATAGAACAAGACCTTGGTCAAGGTTTTTATATAGGTAACTGGAACTCAAGCGTTGATATCGACGGTGATAGAGAGTTAGAATCTGACTTTTACGGTGGATTCACAAAATCATTCGAATCAGGTTTCTGGTTCAATGGTGAATATATAGCTTATCGTTATAGTGGAGATAATTCTGATGGATTAGATTTTGAAGAAAGAATCTGGCAAGTCGGATATGAATCTTTCTCATACGGTAAAGCTGAAGGTGTTGACTTAGACATGGATTATGAATGGTATAATATTGGTTTACCTTTCATTTCATGGGCTGATGTCAGCTTAGAACTTGGAGAATGGTCTGATGGTAGAGAAGTCAAGATGTTAAAAGCTGACTGGTCTTTATCTGACAGCATGACTCTAGGATTACTTGTAATGAGTGATGTTAAAGAAAGTGAAGTTGAATTTGGAGACGCTGTGTCTTTACATTTCACTCATAAATTTTAAGAGTTTATAATAATGGCAGGGAGACTATTCGACAAACTTGAACAAGAAGCGTTCAGAGCTGGTATAGCCGCTCGAACAAAAGCTTCAATGGAATGGTTTCGTTCCACAGTAAGTAACAGAAAAGTCTCTCGCGCCGCTTTGATTGGAGATGGTCCAACACGATCACGACAAGTATATGGGTCAATGTATAATTTTCAATATGATCCAAAGACAAAAGCGACATTACCATACTATGATAGGTTTCCATTATGTATCCCTGTTCAAAAAGCCAAAGGTGGTTTTTATGGACTTAATTTACATTACTTACACCCTTTAATTAGGGCCCAATTTTTAGATGAGTTATATGACATTACGAACAATGACAAATACGATAGAACAACAAAAATGAATGTAACTTATCAACTTTTAAAGAGTACATCAAAAATGAGATTCTTTAAACCATGTTTAAAACATTATTTGAGTAATCAAATACAATCACCATTATTATTAATAGAACCAGCTGACTGGGAAATAGCTATCTTCTTACCAACAGAATCATTTAGAAAAGTTGATAAGAATACAGTCTGGAATGAAAGTAGGAGTAAATTTTAATGAACATAAACAGATTTATGAATCATATGGATTCTATGAGTAGAAGTGATAGATTCAATGTAGAGATTCGAGGACCCAAGTCACTACAGATGAGAAGTAGAGGTCTTAGATGTACAGCTGTATCAACACCTGGTAAGACTATGGTAACAACAGCTAAAAATTACGGTGGAGCTACACCCAATAGAGAATATGTAACAGGTATAGAATACGAAAATAAAGTTATTTGTACATTTATGTTAGATACAACTTACGAAGATAAACAAATGATGGAACTCTGGCAGAGTTTTATGTATGATGAAGCATACAATCTTCAATATCCTGAGACTTATCATGGTCAAGTAAAAATAGAACAGTTAGGTGTTGACAATATACCAATCTATTCTGTAGAGTTACACGAAGCTTTTCCAACGAATGTATCAGGTGTGGGGTTTACAGCAGAGACTACTACTGTACAAACATTTGATGTTGAGTTTACATTCAGAACTTGGTCTTCAACATTCGATAATTCACCTAGTGGATTACTTGGTGGATTGTTTAAGAAGAAGATGAGAAATATAAGATCAAAACTTGATAAGAAAGTAAATGATAAGTTGTTCGGATAGAACGACTAAATAGTTATATAATATTATGAGGAAATAAATTATGGCGTTACCAGTACTTGACACACCTAAACATAGTTGTGTCTTACCATCATCTGGTGAAACAGTCACTTATAGACCGTTTCTAGTTGGTGAACAAAAAGTGTTATTAGTAGCACAAGAATCAGAAAACACTAATGAACAAATTAGTGAAATGATTAGATTGATTGATATATGTTGTGATGATATAGATGCTAAAGATTTAGCTACTATTGATTTAGAATATTTATTTTTACAATTAAGAATTAAATCAGTTGGTGAAACAGCTGATGTACAAATGGAATGTGATCATTGTAACGAACTTAATAAAGTTGTAGTACAATTAGAACAAACCATTGTAAAAGAACCTGAACAAGTAGTAGATCATGTAGTTAAAGTTACAGACACTATTAGTATAGATTTAAATGTACCGAGTTATCAAGTTGTTAATTCAGTAAATTTAAACGATTCAGAGGACCCAAGAGTAATTTTTGAAGTTGTAGCTAAATGTATTAATTCAATTATTGACGGAGATGAGATTCATACTAGAGATGATTTCACAGAGAAAGAACTAATGAATTTCTTAGATAGCATGTCTTTAGATATGTTTGAAAAGATTCAAGCGTTCTTTGTTAATGTCAAAACATTGAGAATTAATGGAAGTTATGATTGTGAAAAATGTAATGAGAATAATTCATATGAATTAGTGGGAATCGGAAATTTTTTCGGCTAGCCCTCTCTCATGAAAGTCTATATAATTTAATTCATACAAACTTCGGTTTAATGCAACATCATAAGTACAGTTTAACAGAACTGAACAATATGATACCCTGGGAGAGGGAAGTATATGTTCAACTTCTAATGAAACATTTAGAAGAAGAGGAGCAAAGACAAAAAGCTCACGAACAAAAAATGAGGAGATAACAATGAATAATCCAAGTGGACAATTTCACGGAGATATGGACAGAAACGAGGTCGAAATTGATCTTAAAAAGTTCATGCAGATGGTTGACGAAATAGGTCAACTAAAACAAGAGATATTTGAACTAACACAAGAAGATAGAAAGAACCCGTGGCAGAAATGGGTATTCGCTGCTAAGACAATAGATGCTTGGAGAATTATTCCAAGAGCATTCTTAGGTATCTATATGTACTTACTATACTATGCTACATTCTGGTTTATGGATTTAACTGATCCAACATTAGAACAATCAGGTTTAATATCTGTATTAGTCGGAGCAGGAGCAGCATGGTTTGGGTTGTATACATCTAGTGCAGCTAAAGAACACGGTGACACTAACCCTAACTAGGAATAACACATGGCAGAAGCTACAATAGGCGGTTCAATACTCTCAAAGATTCAAGCAGAAGCTTATAAGAGTAAAGAAGCTAGTGAACATCACGAATCACTATCTGATAAATTATCAGGGATGCTTATGGGCACCGATGATATGAAGACAGCTTTTGTCAAGGCTGCTGAAGATGAAGCTGCTGCCCAAATAGAAAAAAGTAAACAAGACGAAAAAGATAATAAAGCTAAAGAAGAACAAGCTGAAGCTCAAAGAAAAAGAGACCTCGCTGCTATGACTAACTTTGAACAGTTAGGATTAGCATTAAAATCTCAAAGTGCTAAATTGGGTGATGCTCTTAAAGAAGACTTTAAACAAATTACTGGTGGCCTGAGTCTGCTCGCTGAGGCACCTGGTATTAAATCTATTCTAGCAATCGTTACTGCTATAGGTACAACTCTAGGTAATATGTTGTTAGTTAACATTAAAAATAGTGGTCTTCTTGGTAAATCTCTTAGTGGTATGATAGCACAAAAAGAAGATGGTACTATTGACTGGCAAGCGAGTATGGATAATGTTAAAGAATTCTTTAATCCATTTAGTGGTAAAAAAGATAAGAAAGAGAAGAAACTCAAAGCCGATGGTTCACCAGATAAAAGATATTCTGAGAATAAATCATTCTTAGACAAGTCTCTGGATAATTTAAGAGAATCTACCAATAAAATGGGAGAGACTTTTAAAAGTATTGGTAATGGTATTATGCATCCTATTCAAACAATGAAAAAAGCTGGAACAGCTTTCATGGGTGGTATAAAATCTATAGGTGCTACAATGAAGAAAGCTGGTACTTCTTTATTATCTGGAGCTAAAAGAATAGCTGTATCAGTAGCTAGTTTTGTTGGTGGTATGTTAGCATCAGCAGCTTCTATTCTCGTAGCAGGTTTAACAATGTTAGCACCTGTAATTCTAATCGGTTTAGCTGTAGCAGCTCTAATATTCGGAGTGATGTACTTAAGAGATAAGTTCATAGAAAATAAAGATATGATCATGGCTAAGTGGCAACAGATTTCAAATGGATTTGGTATAGTAATGGATCAACTAGTACTATGGAAAGATAAAGCTGTAACATTTCTTAGTAATACATTTAAGACTATATGGTTAGGTTTAAAATCACTCTTCGCTACTGTTATGACAGGTCTTGAAAATGGTATCAACATGGTTATCAAAGGTATTAATAAATTGATACCTGGTGAGAAATATGACTTAGATCCTGTAGACATTGGTGCTAAAGGTATGAGACAAAAGGTTGATGAAGAAAAGGCAGCCTTTGAAGTTGAGAAAGCTGGACAAGCTCAAGAGTTTGCTGAAAGAGAAAAGTCTTTAGCTGATAGAAGAGCTGACAATACAATGGAAAGAGCTAATCAAATAGTTCAACAAAATAACAATACTGTCAATGAAGCTAGTTCAACAACCACAATAGTACCAACAGGTACAGAACCTCAAGATTCATTCGCTAGTAATATGGCGTTAGCCCAATAGAATAAAAGTGTATAAACTGGCCCCTCTGTCCCGCCGTTAATACCGATATCTCCTGCCGCTTTAGATATCTTTCCTCATTGAATGTTAAGAATCCCCATTCTCAACCGTCCCACTAACTCTGAAAATGAGTTAGTTCAAGCTCTGACACGAAGAGCTCTTCCCTTATCCTTAATAGGTTATAGTATTTATAACTTTCTTACTGGTCGTTGGCTAGTTTTTCAAAATAACTAATAGTTGTATCACTACTATCTTCTGAATTACTTACAGGTGCTGGTGAATCAGCCCAAGGTGTCTCTTTCGCTGTCGCTGAAACAGCTGATGTATTATCATCTGCTATTGTTTCTGCTGTTGCTGTAGATACTTCAACACCACCCAAACCTAACGCTCTGTCTAATTGAGCTTTCAGATCATCATAAGATTTGAATTGATCTGGAGCAATTAGTTCTGCTAGAGAATGTTGTTTGTTGTAGATACCCTCTAATACAGAATCATCTTCTGAGATCGGAGCAGGATTAGAAAACTCTGATTTATCATAGTTCCAATATCCATCTACTTTTCTGACTTTAAGTTTAAAGTCTGCACCTTCCCACATATCAAACGGATTGATAGGTTTCTCATCTTCGAACTGAGGTTGCATTACATCTTTGACTTTCTCAAAGATTTTTTTACCGAAACGATAAAGCATTACTTTACCTTCATTCTCAGGATGAGTTGGATCTGAGACAACAAGAACATTCGCTACATAGTGTAGTCTTCGTTTTTGTTTTCTTGCTTGATCCTTTTGGGCTTCGTCGCCACTATTCCATAGAGTAGTATTATACTCTGAAACAGGACAATCATTTCCTAGAGTTGTTAAAGATTTCTCTATGAACCAACCACCAGGACCTTGAAAACCATGATCCCAATATTGGATCCATGGAAGTTCTTCTCCATTAGTTGCTGGTAAGAATCGAAGTACTGCATAACCATTACCAGATTTATCTAGTTCAGGTTTCCAGAAACGATCATCTCCATAAGATTTCTTTTCCGAGGATTCGGACTCTAGTGCGGTTTGTAGTTTATCGAAGCCACCGCGACTTCGTTTTAATTCATTAAATGACATTGTATTCTCCTTGTATATTTAATTTTATTATTTTATTATTTTATCCACTTTATTCATTATGTAAAACTATTATATTCTAAAGGTTTTTTATTTCCTTCATAGTATATAGTATAATCGACATCTTCAAATCTGTCAATCACTTTTTTTATCTGTGCTTCTTGTGTTCCTAATAGTGAGTTAGGATCACTAGTACCAACCCTCAATCGAGAAGTTTCCTTCTCTCTTTTATAGGCATTAGTACCAGCATAGATATTCTGATAAGTATTATCTTGAAAGTTCCATATAGAATCGAAACCTACAAGA